ATTAAATTCATATAGTTGTGACCGGCTGGGTTCAACATTTGAGTATCATACAAGATTGCGTATCGTACATCTCGAGTTCATACAATAGCGTCGTCTATTGGTCGAGAGTTACCTGATTGCTTTCAGCTTAGTAAGTGGGTTACATTTCGTGGTTCAATGCATAAAAGAATGACTTTTACGGTGGAAGGTGATGAAGAAGTGGTTAATTTTCCAACTTTTGGATTGACTATTAGGCTTGCTCGTTTTGAGCATGGGCGTGATCGTAGTCGTGTTGATTTGGCTCTTGAAGCGTTGTCTTTTCTAGAATCGAAGTTTGTTCTTATGAACGGTCGTATTTCTGAGTTAAGGAGAGATCAACGTCAATTGCGTGCTGAAATGGAGATATGTTTGCAAACTCCAGTTAATCAGCTTGTTATTGATCCGTTGTTTAAGTTTGCACGTTATCCCACAGAAAAGAAGTTACATCCTATAGTTGATGGTATTCCCGAATTGTTTCAGCAAATGGATATTAAGATGATTAATAGTTTGACTTTTCAAGATTTGCCTGATGCTTGGTTTTATAATAATGTTTTTAAGATGTCTGCAGATACTAAGATTTCTGGTATACCGTGGGTTAACACTAGTGTGTTGTCATTGGTAGCTCTTGCTGCTCAAAAACTATCCATGTATAATAAGTTGTTTACTGGTGATAGTTTTGGGCCTTATGTTGTGAGTTCTTGTGATAATATTTATAATCGTAAAATTGTTAACTTGTTGGATAAATTTAATAAACCTACTAAATCTATTAAGTATCCTAATGCTATGGGTGGGCAAATGGTTTATCGTGGTTTACGCCGATTATATAAATATATGGGTACAGATAAGTATTTCAATCAGTTGAATTGGCAATTTAAGTTTGAAGATATAATACAAATGAATTGTCCTCAACATGCTTCTAGTGGATTGAGAAGTGGTCATGATCAAGTTATGAAGGATGACCTTGAGTTTACTCATCGTAAGACAGTCACTGGAACGAAAGCTGATCAAGAAATGCCATGTAAGCGACGATTTTTGGATTATATACTTGAGTTTGAGCGTACTGGTGATATAAAATTTGTTGAGTTAGCTTGTTGTATTTGTCTTAAGCATGAAATTTTTTTTAGTGACTCTATTGATCCTGTTGATCGTGAAAAAGTTTATACTAAATGTCGTGAGTTTTTTATACCACACATGATGCAATATATATTTGCTTATTTGACGCAAAAAGATCGTCAAATGTTTGAGCGTGGTCGTATGATTAAGGTTGGTATGAGCTGGTGGCACGGTGGTGCTCAGGCGTTTGCCGATCAAATGAAATATAACGATCCCAACATGCGTTATGGTGATGGTGATTTTAAAGCATTTGATACTTCGGTTAATATGTTTTTTTTAGGATTGTATGAAACTCAAGCTCGTGTTTATTTGAATAAAGATGTTTCTAATATGAAGTTGTTTGATGTTCTTTTAAACATTGCGACTAATAATATTTGTGCTAAGATAACGCATGTTGTTGGTCGTACTTGGCGAATGATATTTGGTGTTATGCCTTCTGGTGCTTTTGAAACTTCTCATGGTAATTCATGGATATTAGGTTTGATTTGGATGGCGTATTTTGAATATGTTTGTATGATGTTTCCTCATCGTGCTGTTCAGCTTAATGAGTTATTTGATGCTGGTTATATTGAATTTCCAGATTATGGAGATGATCATGTTCCTGCTGTTCATGTTGATGTTCATGATATTTTGTGTGAAGAAGGTTTTGCAGCCTTTGTTTTTAAGTACTTTGATATGGAGATTCGTAGTTTGCGAAACGATATACCTTTTTTGAGTGTTCCTGATGCTTACGGTGGGTTGGAGAAGGCTGGTGTTGTTTTTTTAAAAACATACTTTATACCTCGTCCTGAGTTTATGCCGCCGCATCTTCCTGCTGTCGTTCCGTATCGTAAGATATCTGATTGTTTAATAAAATTAGGTTGGGGCAATTCGCCTAGATTGTCTTTAGCAGATTATTGTGTAGCAACTATTGGATTGGTTTATGATAGTAAAGGAACTAATTTACCGTTTTATGAAATTTGTCGACAAATTTTTGATTATACATTTCAAGTAGCAGGATTTGTTGATATGAAGGATGTAAAAAAAGCATTCTTTGCGTTTGGTACTGATGATAGTCGTAAAGATTTGACAAAAATATTACGAAAGTGTCATGTTAGTGTTGAGGATATTTTTAAGGGATTTCCAAAAATAGAGGAGTTATGGGAAATGCATGTATATGATGCAGCATATGTTAACTTTACTCCTCAATTTGGTCATTATTCATCTGGAGAAAGAAAGTATGATCGGGAAACTGATTGGGATTTTGGTTCTG